TAGTCTTCAGCATAGGATGCGTATTGCGGACAATCGCCCAGCGGCTGTACTTGATGCCATCCCTAGGACTAGCCTTCTGAGCAACAGCCCGCCGGAATATCTCAGCACAGCAAGCGTACGACTTGCCAGACCCAACAGGCCCCATGATGCCCCTGACAAACGCATCGCTCTTGAAAAACCTCGCCACAGTGGGCGAGGAACTGAAGTTCAACTTTAATCCGGCTACTGGCTTAGACATCCTTGTCATCCTTCCCCGGTTCCTCCGGCATAATCATATCAATTGAAATCACAGACGGCTTATCCACCACCTTCTCGCTATCAAGCAGCCCCGCAGACTTCGCCAACATCTGTAAGACCCGCACCTTGTCCACCATCTCGAACTCCATGATATCCCCATGCTGCGTAGGCGTTATCTTCACCTTCTTAATCGCCGCCTTCACATGCTCAGGAACATCCTTGAACGCACGTATCCGCGCCTTGCCGTCATCATCCCACGAAACAACATCAGTCAGTTTTGCAGAGGCTAGGCCAAGCAGTTCTAGGGCCAACTCATCACGGTGGTCGTAAATGATGGAACTGCCACGCAACCGCTTGGTAATCGCACCCATCGCCATCTTCGGCGGGCGAGGACCAGTACGCCCCCGCCTCCTCGGTTTCTCAGCCATCAGAACGGTAACGCATCGTCTAAATCGTCGCGTGGTGCAGCCGCCGCCTCACCAATCGGCGCAGAAAACGCACCAGTGGCTCCACCACCCGCATTCGCAACCGCTCCAGCGCCCTGACCATCGTCCTCAAACAATCGCAACCACACATCGCCGTCCTTGTTAGGCAATGGCAACACATCCAACTTTATGCTGAGAGGCTTGCCGTCCTTCTCAAACGCAGTGCCCAACCTCAACCACAACGGCTTGTCTCGACCGGGGATTTCCTTGCCCTGCACAACACGATATCGCTTACTCATAGAATTTCCTTTCAGTGGAAAATGGGAAAATATTTCGGGGTGGCCCCCCATATACGTGACGGGGGGTGGGGGGGGCTAAGGGCGGTTCTCGCGCTGGCCGGACGCGCCGGTCACGCCACGCAATTATTCTGGTGTACAATGACCAGTCGAACGATTGATGTTTGTACGCTACCATCTTGCAGCACCTGTGACCTTGCCTAGAATGGCGTTGATGTCTGGACCTTGTGGCTTGTTGCCCTTCTTATTCTCAGCCTTACGAGTGAACCATGCAAGCGATACCGGTGGCTTCTTGTCCTGACCTATGAACCATGCGGCTGTCTTCGTAGCATCCTCAATGAAGCTGTCCTCGGTGTATCCCATGTTCAGCACCGCCGCTGCTATTGAGACCTGTCTATCATCGTACTGCCAGCGGATGCCGGTTGCTTCTTGGAAGACGGCGGCGTAGGCTGCACAGATGGCTCGACAGGCGCGTTCTGGTTGGCGTCCGTTGCGTATGTGTTTTTCTTTTTTCTTTCTTTCTTCAACGAAACCATTTCTACTATTCTTATCTTCTAGTTTAGTATTACAGTTTAGCATTAGCCCCACCTTATATTCAGACATTAGCTGGGGCTTATATTTGGGGTCATCAGATTGAGGCGAGTTATTAGCTGGGGCTAATGTTTCATCAGAGTTATCCACAGGCTTAGAACGCTGTTTTGTAAGTTGTCCTTTGGCTCCTCGGTTGGCCACTTCTAGTGTCTTCTGTGCTTCGGCGGTGAGTTCTTCCTCGGTCTTTGGTGTGCTGTTGATGACATCTTTGAAGGACATTCTGGGGTCATAGATGACGCGCCAGACGGCACCTCTTTTACCCCAAGCCTTGCTTCTATCCTCTTTGCGTATCTTTTGAATGTAGCCGTAGTCTATGAGTTTCTTCATGTGTTGTGACACCGCTGACTGTGTGATGTTGAGTGCTTGTGCCACTGTAAGTTGGCTCATCCAGAACACTCCGGTGTGTGCTTTGGCGTAGCTGCAACAGAAGGCGAGGACGCTGAACGTGCTGGGGTATTTGTGCAGTCTGGTATCCACTGTGCTTCTGGGCGGCAGAATACAGAATGGACCGGGTGCTTGGTACTCACCGAAGCCATCTGGCGCATCCCTTATTGGGTCTGGTGACAGGGCTGACTTACGCATCGTCCTCGTCATCCTCATCGTCTGTCAGGCGCTCACCACTTCCCAGGCAATCGGTACAGGTCTCGACCCGCTCCTCTATGTATCCGCTATCAACGTCAAAGCTCTGCCGATGATACAGTTCTATCAGTATGGTGCCGGTGCCCCCGCATTCCTGGCATATCTTCATAGCTTCGTTGGTGGCGCTGCTCATAGCTTCACCCATGCCCCGCCGACCGCTTTTCTGGCCACTGTGATGGGCATCAGGATTGCCTTGGCACCTGTTTCCTTATCACCGACCGGGACGTGCCTGCCTCCCCAGCTTGTGACGTGTGTGTCGCAGAGTGCTTGGATGGCGCTGGTCTTCATTAGCCAGACTTCATCGCCAACGCCGTGTATCCATAATTCAGGGTTTGGCCCTGCAGGGTGAATGCCTGACGGCTTGCCTTGGCTTTGTGTTTCCAGCGCCAGGTTGCCCGACCCGCTGGCGGCGAAGTCCATTTTACATTCTGCCTTGATGCGGTGAGCGCCATAGAGCGGGACATCTAGAACGACCGTCAGGTCATAGTCGTGGTCTTTGCGCTTCCACGCTTCATGTCCGGCTTTCTTCAACAGCTTGATGACTTTGCGTTCGAACTCTTCGCCTAGTTTGCGCTGATGATTGAACTGTTCCATAGGTGACATCTGGTAATTGTACGTTGGTGCCATGCCTAGCCCTCTTTTTGCTTTGATGCTGCGCCATATACCCAACAGTCTCGGCGCCCAGCGGCCACGTTCTTAGCGTTCTTTCTGATTGTGTGCAGCTTTACGATGAGGTTGACGTTGGAGAGTGCTGACATGTTGGCGGCTACTGAGTTGGCATTCATGCCGGTGCCCTGAGATACGGTAGTTACTGTTGCCGGTCCTTTGGTTGTCAGGAAGCTGATGATTTCTTTTTGTTGTGCGCTTAACTTCTTTGCGTGGTTGCGCGCATCGCATGGCAGGGGTTCGCGCAAGGTGATGCGTTTGGTCATCATGTCAGGATAGAACGTACCACGAGGCGCTAATGTCTTGGCGTCACGGCGCTCATGCTCAAGCATTCTCAGGCCAAATTGTTCTTCGTTCTCGCCCGGTCTTGGCGGTCCTGCAAACGGGTTCAAGGTCATGTGTCTCCCTTTCGTACTGCTTTTTTTGGAACGTGACGCCATAGTAGTTGGCGTATCGTCTAAGGTTTGGCTCTGGAACGTCGAGTATCTCGGCGGCGTCTTTGATGCAGTAGCTTGGGGCCAGTGATTGAACGAGTTCCAGACGCTCACGCCGGTGTCTCGCTGTCATCTCGGCCCAATACTCCATATCACTCAGGCAGTGCGAACTTGACTGAGCGGTACTTGCTTGCGGGCACCTCTATGATTTTAGTGCCGGTGAACTGTGCCTCGACCAGCTTCTTCTTAAGGCGATAGATTGCTGTCCTCATGCCCTTTACATCCTCGACCACCAGCGCCCCGTTCTGGCCGTCTGGGCCGGTCACTGAGCAATCAAAGTACTGAAAGTCTGCCTTGTACTTGCATATCTTCTTACCCTTCACCTCAATCTGGAAGGATGTTTGCATTTCAAGGTGCGTGATTTCACCAGCATCAAGGCGAGGCTTTAGCGTCCACCAGTAGTGCTTGGCTTCAGCGAGGCTGTCGAACTTGTAGCCGTCGAACTCCACCTTTTTATTGCCAAACTTACTACGCAATGTTGCGGGCCATCTTAACCAGGTTAAGCATGTCGGCATCAACGTCCTTGTTCAGCCGGTCTAGTCCAGCACGTAACAGGTCGTTTGCTACGAAGGTCATGCTGCGTCTTTGCAGGGTGGCGGTCATTTCTAACTCGTCGCGGAGTTCCTTGCTGACCCGTAGGTGAATGACTGCTTTATCGCTCATTTGTACATCCTCAACTATCGTAACAATTAATACTTGTACAATAGCTATCAGGTTGCTATATGAGTTGTAAAGGTGAGCAAAACGTGAGTGCTCAAATTAATTTGGGAGAGACAGATGACTGGCCTTATACAGACACGCAGCGACCACGGTGCCATGCACACTGGCAAGTTCGCCGCTTACGTGCGTGTGTCTACTGACAAGCAGGACAATGAGAACCAGCGGGCCGCAATCAAGGCATACCTAAACGGCGGTGACTACACTATAGAATGGTTTGAGGATGAATGCTCTGCCGGTACGCCGTGGCATAACCGCAAAGGCTTGCAGGACTGCATCAACTACGCCCGCAAGCACGGTGCGACTATGGTGGTGTACTCTGTCAGCCGCTTGTCACGTAAGACATGGGAAGGCTTACGGTTCCTTGACCAGCAAGTCAGCACCGGCAAGGTGCAGTTTGTTGCTGTTGATAACCCGCTTCTAGACCATAAGACTGTCGGCTTGTTAGCCGCTGTTGCTGACATGGAACGTACCGACATCAAGGCACGTACCAAAATGTCACTGGCCCGCATCCAAGCCGAGATTGCCGAGAAGGGCAGCTATGTTACCAAGGCTGGTCGCACAATAAATAAGCTAGGCGCGACCGATACAACACAAGCATCGCTGGCCGGTAACGCCGCCAATGCCAAGAAAGC